CGATATTGCCATTGTGTTTAACCAGTACCGCTTTTTCGACGTGTTCGGTTAGTAAGTGTTCGCCGTTATGCAATAGGCGGCCCTCAACAATGATCGAACGCGCGGCAGCAGTCCAGCGGTTTAGTTCACGGTAGCCAACAATGGTTGCCCGTCTCGATAGGTGAGGCGGGCAGTGAACTTCCAGCGACGGCACTATAGCCAGTTTAAGGTTTGGCGCTTTAACTATTTCGGCCTCAACATGCCGCCACATTTCGGCCATAGTGTCAGCAACGAACGCGGTTACTACGTGAGTTTTTGTTCCCGATATGACAGCGCGCACGCCGTAAAAGTGGCCGCTATCCTCGCCTACCTCGATTGCTAGCACTCCGCCCGGTGGGGCTACAGCGTCAGTTTGGCAGGCTGCAAACTGCCCGGGTTCTAACCAGCCAGCAGCGGCAGCAGTCCACGTATTAACCGAACTTCGTAGAAACGCGTTACGGTTTGGGGCCTCAGCCTCAGCGGCGATTACTTCCATATCGAGGGTGTAACCCAACGCTGGGTTAGCCATGGCCCACGCGGCAGGGGTCATTAAATCCATTTTGGCGGGGTCAGGTGACCACTCAGCAAAGTAAAGGCCGCCCGGCTTGCGTTCGTCAATAGCCCGTAAACCCTGTTCCCGCCAACGCAACATGGCCACGCTGCTACTATCCCCCGCCGTACTCCACATACTGCACAAAGGGTTTTTGCGGGCGCGTTGGGTAGGCAAGAGGCCTTGGTCTATGGCCTCAGTACTGACCGCCCACGCCTCATCTATTATCAGCAAATCAACGCTGTAACCGTGACCAGCGCCCGGGGTAGCAGCCCTAACATGCCAAACGCTGCCATCAGGCATAGTTAGTTTTTGGCGGCCATAACTCCACGAAACTTCAGCCCCGCATTTAACTTCCAGTATCGGCGCCAAATAATTAAACAGCGCTGTAGCCAAATCCAATTTGTGCGCCACGCTAATAACCGTTTGCGGGGTACCCCGTTCCCGTGCCTCATTTAGCAACCAGTCGCCAAGTAGCGAGGCTATGCAAACTGTTTTACCATTTTGCCGGGCGACACTAACCAAACTGACGCGAGGCCTGCTGCCGTCATCAGCAACAGCGGTTTGACCATGCAACGCGCGTACCTGCCACGGCATTAACTCGACGTCAAGCACGTCACGGGCAAACCCCAATATGCGGCTAGCGCTAGATCGTTCGTCACTGTGCGTAGTCGTTTCCAGTCGGGGTAGATCGTGGCCAGTTCGCGCCAGTTCCGCCAAACCCTTATGGGATATAGAAAAGGATGAGACGGGGGCAGGAGTTGTTACCCCAAAAAAACGCTGTGAGTGTTCGTCTTGTATTTTCCTTACTGGCATTGGGTTTGCGTTTTCGTATTTGCCTGCGTCACGTGCAGCCCTGTATTTGTTGCCGCGTGTTGCGTTGCATTTTCTGCATGCGCTAACCATGTTGTCGAGTGAGTTGTCGCCGCCTCGATCTACTTCTATTAAATGATCTGCTTCTGTGGCCGGCATGTTGCACCAATGGCAGAATGGGTTTTCTGCTAGCAGTATTTGTTTGTTGCGTTTGTAGTCTGCTTGGTTGCGTGGGCGTGGGCCTTCGCGTTTACTTGGCATGGCTACTCCCGCGCTGCGCTTGGGCTACCGCGCCGCTTGCGCGGCTTGCTAATGCTGAGTAGTAGTAGTTCATCATGTCGGGTTTACCTCGGTTGGGTTGGGTTTGTTATCGGTTTGTTTATGCCGGCACCATTAAGCCTAATGCAGTAATGCCCGCCCACGGGTTGCACTCAGTCCGTTACCTAGCATTACTTACTTGGCTGATTATGTTTACAGCCCGCCTCAACGCCTTGCCTAATCCATTTCGTGTTGCATGTTTCAGGGCGCGCCGATCTACCCACGTCACCGTGTTTTATACCTTTCACCGTGCGACGGGTGTAGGCCATGGGGCTAGCCAGTTGTCTAACGCTTTATATAATCTGTGAAAATCGCTGGTATGTCTGCGGGGCGCCACACTACTGCTGTTTGACCTGCTGCCGTTAGCGCGTCTAACCACTGTTGCTGGCCTGCAGTTAATGTGCCGCGCTGCGTTTTAAGTTCGGCATAAATGATTTGTGCCGGCACTTTTTCATCGGCGTTACCCGGGTGTACTAACACTAGATCGGGGTAGCCGCTGTCGCCTTGTATTGCTGTAGCCCAACTGCCGTTAGCGCGTTGGCTGGGTAAATCGTGGTGGACTAACCAGCCGTGGCGGCGCGCATAGTTCACTATGCAGTTTTTTAGATCGCGTTCACTCATCAGGTTAGGCGTCATTGTGGCTTAAAGGCCCTGCGTAATGCTTCATGGGCTAGGTTTAGTTCGTCAGTAAGGCGTTCTACCTCGACGTTTAGCGCGTGTATTTGGTTATTTAAGTCCATTACTAACGCCTGTTCGGCTGCCAGTTTGCGTGCTAGTTCCATGCTGTGTTGGCGTACGTCTCGTAAATCTTGCGCGTAACTGTAGTTAGATTTGTAACGGGTCATTTCATTACCCCGATTACTTTTGTGGCGTCTGCTGCTGTCAGCGTTTCTAATATCACGTCGTTTTTGCCTAGTATCTCATGGATTTTTTCCAATAGTTCGCCTTCGTCATACTCGCGGCCTTTCGCCAACGCTTTAATAAAGTTAATTTGTTTTGCGCTAGCAAAATTGCCGCTAGGGGCGCTGGGGTTGCCTGCAGCGCTGCCCGCTACAGCCTTGCCACGTGGTGCGATTACTTCGCCCGGTGCTGCTGGGTCTTGGCGTGCCTCAATCTCATTACGGCTAGCAATACTTTTAGACACTCCGCAACCCATATACCCCAACGCACGGCCTAACGCGCTAGTCATGCCTACCATAAACTCGCTGTTTTTGGTGTAAGGCGTTTTGCCCGGGTATGGTTCGGCTGCTGTAGCGATTGCTGGCAGTTTGTCAAGTTCATCACGCCAAACAGAAACCGTGCAACGTATAAAGCAACTGCCATCCGGCATAGTTACCGTTTCGTTTACGGTTTCTTGTATGCGTAGGTTAGGCCAACGCTTGTATGCCTCAGCAAGTCGAGTAGGTACATCAACGTAGTTTTGTAAATCAAATGCCATTAGCGGCCTCGTATGCCTTCGTAGCGGTTAGTTCGTCTTGCAAGTCAGTTATCAGCGTGTTCGCTTGACGCTTAGTTATTCCACCAAACGTTTTTGGTGTGCGCCCTAATTCTTTTTGCAGTTTCATTATTAGGTATAACTGCTTTTCGGTTGCTAAGTCATTCCATGCCATTAGTCGGGTGTCCTTTTCTAGTCGGGTTTACTTAGTCTGTTTTACCACATAGGTATAACGCGGTTGCTGGCAGCATATCCATAGGCCATAATTCGGCTTGCGGGGTCATATAGCAGGGGGTGTGCATATCGGTTCGCCAATGGCGCTGCACGTTTGCCGTTTTCAGGGTGCGCCAGCCGTGCAGCCTTACCATGTTGTCGCCCTCGATTATGGCCAGTACATATATGCCGGGTTTGTCGCCCGGGTGGGTTATCAAATGGCCGTTGGCGTGCCGTGTAGATCGAACCTCATAGCCTGCGACGTCGTACGCGCTGGGGTCATATTCTGTATACCAGTAAGCCCAACCTAGGTATTTTGCTAACGCGTATTCGCCTAGCACACCGTTTAGGTTTAGCGTTTCGGGGTCTGTAACGCGTTTATGGGCGCCGTAACGCTGTTTATATTCGCGGCTATTGCTGCTGATCTGATCTGCAATAAGTTTGCAGCGGTCTAAATCCTCAGCGGTCAGGCTGCACCTAAACACTATTGCAGTTTCTCTAACTCGATTATGGCCAGTTCTAAAAACCGTGCGCGCACGTCATCCATGCGTAATAGGTCTTGGCGTAGTGCTTCCAGTTCACCTATGAGGTGGTAAACGTGGGTATTTACTGGTTTAGCAACGTGGTTTGGCCTTACTAAATCGTCAATAAGTGCAAACATTTTGCGCGTATGTTCAGTTATGCCAGTATCGGGTTCTATTGGTTCCTGCATGTCGGGTAGTCCTTTGTTATCGGGTTATTGGGCTGTTTTCCATGGCGCCCAACCACTATTTAACCATATGGCTAGGGCGGCTTTTGTGTTTATTGCTGGGTCAAATAATTGTTGGCAGTCTGTTAGTACGCCTTGGGCCTGTAGCCAGCCTTGCGGCCAGTACGTCGAGGGGTTGCACCAAAACCCGTTTATTTGGTATATGCCGTAACTACCGCCTGCAGTGTCTAGCGCGTTATATGCGTCGCTAGTGCAGCGGCTTTCGCGGGCTGCTACTTGGGCTATTGTGTCAGCCTCGCTAGCAGGCCAACCCAACGATAAGGCCAGTGCTACTACCTGTAGGCAGTTACCTTCGTTAAACGGGCTTACCGTCGTTGTGGTGGGCAGTAGTGGGGTTGCCTCGTAAACGTACTCAACGGCTACGGGGCGGCTTGGGCCGCTGTCAGGTAGCCCGGGCATAACCCAAGCCAACAGCGACGCGGCAATAGTGCAAACAGCGCCTAGCGCCAACTTTGCTACAAATGGGGTCATGGCATTTTCTCCAACTGGTAAGGCGTTTGCCAACTGTCGCCGGCAGCGGTACGAAACGCGATCTGACTAGCCAACACTTCGAGGCTGGCAGGGTTTCTGAAAATCTGTACTAAGACTTGCTGGCCGTTATCCATACGGCCTATAAAACATTCATAGGTAAACGTTTGTAGTTCGTTCATGCGTGGTAGTCCTCTTTTCGTCGGTCATAAAACCGTAGTAGGCACGTGTTACGCGGTGGGGGATACTGGCGCTAATCCTTGTAGGTATTGGGTTACGGCTGCTGGCACTTTGTCGCCGGGCCAGTAAAACCAGTGCCAAGGTTCAGCGGGCATTACTTCCAATGACCAGCCAAAACGCGGGCCGTGTTCGCACATAAACTCGAACGTGGGGCCAGCCATGTTTGCATAGTCACAGGCCAAACCTAAGTTATGGCGGCTTGTGCCGGGTACTGCCATTGGTGCGTTGCCGGGTTTTAGGTAATAGTTTTTGCCTTCGTATACGCGCGGCTTTTGCCCGGGTATAACGTCGAGTGTGTAGCGGGCCAAAAATCCTTGGCGCTGCAAACTGATACTGCGGTAAGTATCGCCCGCGCTAATTGGCTTAAATTGTTTTATACCTGCAGCGAACGCGGCAGCCCTTACAGCGTTGTAAGCGTTAGCGGCCAGCGGGTGTAGTTTGCCGAACGGTTTTATGTCTATTAGCAGGCTGGCGGGTAGTTCGCCCGGCTTCACGTGTTGCAGTGAGGCAGGCAGTACCAGTTTTTTTATTGGCGGTATAGTCATTATCTAGTTGGCGGGGTTTTGCTTTTAAGTCCGTTAGACGCAACTAGGCCCGACAGTGTGCCAGTTAAAAACACTAGCAACGTGGACAGCAGGTCTATTAACTGGGCGTCAGTCGGGGCCTGTTTTTCCGGCTGGTCTACAAAAAGCACGCCGTATATAAATGCAAATACGGTAAAAGTAAAACATATCGCTAGCAAACGGCCCACAAAAACTATTAGTGCCGCGTGTTGCTGTTCAGGGGTTTTAATCATTGTCGCACGCCGCCTTTGTAAAGCATTGGTAAGTTGTGTTGGTTTTAGAAACGGTGCAACCATTGGCAACCCAAATTACGGCAACCATAAAAAGTAGGGCCGCATACTTAGCCCAACAATGCTTGGGCTTCATCTGCTGTAAGTCCAAGTTTGTCTAGGACTGCTTGCCGTGCGGCTGCTTTATCGGCTTCCGCTTGGGCGCGTTGCGCGGCTTCGGCTTCTTTTGCTTTAATTGCGGCGGCTTCTTCGTCAGTTGCGTCACGGATTAGGTCGTCTATTTGTATTTTGTAAGTCATTTCATCACCTAACTGTTTTGGTATCCATAAACACGGATAGTTCCGCCTGTCATGTTTCCAGTAGTGGTTGCAATAGTGAAAGCGGTGTATTGCGTCGAATTGTTTAGAAAACCGCTATACGAGTTCATATAGCCAGTTGTCGTAGTGTCTGCACCTCTTGACCTAAAAGTGGTTACTTTTGCCAAATTAGGCGAACCTAAAACTATTTCGGCGCTAAGTGCATTTGTGGAACCGTAACCAATCTCCCAGTTCGTGCCGCCACCAAATTGGCCGCCAACTGTTGATGAGTTGTATTGCACGAAAGTACCAGCAAAAAGATATCCAGTTGCAGTAGCACCTAAAGTTAAACGCAAACCGACATTTGTTGACGCTACGCCGCCCTCAAGCGTTATTAAATAGTTGTCGTAGGTAGA